CTTAAGAAAAGAGTTGAGGCCGCTACCCTCGGGACCTTCACGGCTTCCGCGTGAAGGATTTTTAATTAGTAGGGACCAGTCAGCGTACTGGTCGCCGCCGTGTCGCGTCGTGCGGTTGCAGAGGATTCCTGGAAATCCAGACTGTACACCCTCGCAGTACGTTCACGCACTACCCAGACTCGGAAGCCAAAGCCATTGATTCCGGTTACTGCACCCCTCACAAAAGGAAGGGAGCCGCCGCGAAACCAGCCATCCCAACATCGGCTGCAACATCAGCGATGTCTCTTACTCCGTGACCCAATGCCTCAGCGCTTGATATCACCTGGCTCCAAGTGGACTCAGACGCCGGTTTGTGAATAACATGCCCAGCGTAAGCCGGGTTAAGAGGATCAAAGCGCATGCGCCACTCAATGGTGACAAGGTAACGGAGCGGAACGTTGTCGGGATTGTAAACAAAGATCGGCCCAAACCCTTCAAAATCACAAGCGTATGTGGTATCATCCCACACCCGCTGGCCATTGTCGGGATTGCGTCGCGGCACAAAATCGGACAGGACGGACATATTGTTTGGGACGGCATTGACCTCAACGCCACGAAGTGACAGCTTGCCAGCTGAACACAAACGTGGAGCGCTGTAAGCTACCAACTCCTTCATAACAGTGTCCCAAGTACGAGTGTCGCCCATGAGATCGAGAACGGTCTTGGAACGCCCAATGTACACAATGCCAGCAGCATCTTGCAATGAGCTGGAGCCCATAATCTGGACAGTCATTGCTGCTGGTACCATGCGAGCGCCGTTCAAAGATGTCTCGGCAAGTGCCACGCTGGGAAAGAAAAATGCATTGCCACCGTCGGCAGCATCATTGATCTGCTTATTCATTCCCCCAGCAATATTGCGTACTCCGACAGTACTCAGCCAAGTCGTATCAGTAAACTGTTGGGCTGGGCCTTTAAGCAAGCCAAACAGGACTGCCTCCTGCGGCGTGTTAACAATGTCGGTAGTGCGAATAATCGTGTAACCACCCACTGCCCTGGGCAATGGTAGGTGGCACGGATTCATGGCATTCAAGGCGTGCTTCATAGTCGCAGCTGCGCTGCGCTTCTTGGTCTTGCCTTTTGGAAACGGCGTGCGTGTAATACGCCCAACACCTTGCTTGATGCCATATAAATTTTGGCCGCCTTGCTTGCGCTTAAGTGCGCGCTTCAGCACATTGCGATTGCGCTGGGGCTTCGGCATTCCAACAAAATAGCTGGAATAGCTTGTTAAATACTACAACGAGCACAGTGCGGATCAAATCCTCACCCAGGTCGTCGTGGGCCGCTTATGGAACCACGGAAACTAAAATACAGAGCATGAAGCTAACGACGCAATAATCGAAAGCCTACCCACACCCAAAGCATATTCTACACATACTCGGCCAAAACTATCGGACGAACCGTTCGGCGCCGAGTCAGGTGACTAAATCCTGGTGTTTCCAAAGGTGGCGCTCAAGAAACCACCACAACCGACATGACTGGAAATGGGTCAACTGCTACCATGAATGTTTGATAGTCCACGTGAGAGGTCGGTCGGGCTTAAAACATGCTTCTGCTACTAGGTGTGCCCAGATTTGTCAAGCAGTGCTGGGACACATCGTAACCATTCTTTCGGGGCCCTCCCAACACACCACGCCATTACAGCTTGGGTGCTGGAGTCACATCCCTTAGGGATGCGCGGGAGAGGGGCCCCTTCTGTGCCGATTAGGATGGCCAAAACCACGCGGTGGTTAACCCGCGCTCGACACGGCCTTCACCTCAGGTCCGCTCCTACACGGTACCAGCAGGCTGCGCCCTGCCTGTGCTCGTCAGGCGAGGGGTCAAGAATAAGCCAGGCTTGTTGGGGTTTCTCCCTTCAGAACCCCGGACCAGGAGCGAGGGGCGGAACATCCCCGTGTTTGCAGTGGTCCTACGCCATCTCCTCCAGGGCATTTCCTCCCTGGAGCCTGGGACTTTAATTAAAGCTAGAAAGCTAATTAACGACACAGCATGCGCCAAAATGGCGCTGTAACCCCACGAACAGCTCCGCTCACGCGGAGCGCCAAGAGCTGGGAAGGCTCTGGCGAAAGCCTTCCCAATCCTTGAGCAAGTCATAGTCCCACATCTTCGTGCTGAAAGTGATGAGTTCCTCCTGGGTGCAACGGAAACCAACAGCCTCAAGGCGCTCGAGCTCAGAAGTGTCAAAGCTCAATGCCGCGCCATTCTTGACGTTGATCTCAGTGATGATATCCGGCTCGGAAAAATCGGTTGTGGCTCCGGTTGTGCGCATCATAAGGTCGCGGTCGACATGTGTGTTGCCACCAAGACTCTCGTAGTACCGAAGGTACTTTGAGGAAATGGTAGGTGACCAACCCGCGAACTCGTAAGCGCGTGACAACGCGGCGGCACGTGACACCGACACGCATCCGGCCTTGTTTCCAGCCTTGAAGTACTCAATCATCTTGGGACTGCAGGAAATTCCTGCACGTGCAAAGCAGCGGTCAACCTCTGGCATCATCAAACCAGTAGGGCCGTTGTTGTCCAAAGCCATGTAATATCCCGTGAATAGTGCACGTGTTGTGCGAAGGAAAATCTTCATGTTGAACCCGAGCCGCTCCCACCGCTGGAGAATTGACACGTATATCTCATCGGATTCTTCAATCTTTGGTGTCGTGGAAAGAACGCTGTCATCACCTTCAAAACCGCTGGCAAGCCACCTCAAAATGCCCGCATGATCCTCACCGTATCGCACGTCCGGATCAAGAAAAACCTCAGGCGCTTTGAAAATGCTCACATGCCAGCCAACAAAATTGTCCCACCAATTCAAGGGGGAGGTACCCCGGTGTCCACTGCGACGAATGGCATCAATCAAGAATTTCCTGAACTCGTTGTTTTTCTTGAATGTCAAAGCCAACTTTATTAGCGTGCACACATTGTAATGTGCGTCCACCCAAGCGCCGGGCTCTGACATCAAAACCTTCAAGATTGAGCCAATGTGCATGATGATCGGGTTCTCGGTGATATCACGAAACTCGGCACTGCATGTTGTGTCCCATGCAGAGCCATCGCCCTCAAAAATAGACGCACCAGGGGGAACTGGCTTGCTGAAACCAGTGCGTTGCCCGCTCATTTTGCCTTTGGTTTTGGCAAAAGCTGAACTCGGGGCACGCAACTCAGCAGCAAGGCGCTCCATGGCGGCGCGCTTTCCCATCCCCTTGATGGTCTTCTTCGGCATGTGTTTCTTGATGAGATCCTCGAAGCAGCAGATGACCAACAGTGCCATGACCTGGCCCTCGTCACCATCTGCAATCAGCATTCGAGGGGCCTTACCCTCAGGCATGGGCTCGAGTTTGATGTCGCAAGACAGTTTAAACGAAGGGTCAATGCGACGGCATAATCCTTCCACTGTCTGGGTCAATCGTGACTCAGCCCACTTACCAGACCTGAGATCGGCCAACAAATGGTTCTCCCACCAAGTGACAACCTTACGCGTGCTAAAAACAGCACGGCGCGGGTTGTCGCCAATAGCCGCTGAAACCATGCGACCAATCAACGCACGGTCATCAATAGTTGCGGTAAAGGGGCGTTGTTTCTCATCGATGCGGTTCTTTATGGCTGACGCAATGTTGTCAGCCTCCTTCGCGTACACATTCGGGTCGTCCGTAACTGGCAAGGACAATACTCCGACAATCTGCTTGCCTTTGTTGGGATTCTTTGACTGGCCGATCACCCCGACCCCGGCGTCATTTACGATGATGCGATCATCTCGTAAGGCGCGGATTTCAGAATCTTCCGCGTCAACCCCGCCAAGTGGGTGCAAATCGGCATTGCCGTGTCCAGGCTCGACATACCCCAAACTATTGCGGGGTGGTTCCTGGGCCAAAATGGCCTCTGAGCCTGAACTTTCTCCCATTGTGACTTGCTGCGGCGCGGCGTTGACGATAAAGATGGGACCGGATAACTGAAAAATCTTCGCATCAAATGCGTCACCATCCATGCACTGCTTAACTGACTCAGCAATGCCATTCTCGCCAAACGCCTTTACTTCCTCAACAGTGCGGTATTTCAGACTCAACAAATTGTCGTCGTGTGACGGCCAAGCTGTTGTGTCAGTATGACGGGTCGCGAAAAGCCGACAATCAAACCGCCCGAAACGAAACGTCTTGTAAAGGTACGTCTTCTCAGAATCAATCTTGACTCTGGCTTCTTCTTTCGTCTCACGAACGGCCGTCTCAATGTCGGACTCTCCGGGGTCCTTCTTTCCGCACGGCAGGGACAACACGCCTGCTCTTGGTTTACCAGGTGGCTCAATCCCACACAAAATGCGCTTGCGGTCATCAAAAATGATAACCCCGCAAGCTGCCACCCTGGTCTCGCCCACATTCTGGTTCAAGTCGAGGTTAACCTGTTTGTGCGTGCAATGGCAGCACAACGCAAAAAAGGGAAGACACTCATAAACTGACTTAAACCATGTGCCATTTGCGCGGTACTGGGTAATCGCCCAAGCACCAAGCGTGCGCATTGTGACATCGTCTGGAGTGTGGGATGGCCAAATCACAGAAGCATGCTGAAACACGATTGCACTCATGACCTTAGACTTGCTCTCGGCGTACTGTTGGTTCATGATGACTTTGTCGAGCTTCGCAAACTCCTCGCCAGTGAAATTGACCTCCACCTTCTTCAAACGACTGGAACTCTCACAAGGACAGTCCCACGTCTTTGGCATGTTGACCCGTATGGTGTACATTCCGGGTCGTTCGCGGGCGAGCTTGAACATCCACTCAGGGACGTCCTCAATGCTCGTGGTGTTCGCAAGCGACAACGGCAACGTCATCGCGTGAAGTGTGAAAGATTCACCTTA